GACCTGCGTCATAAGACTCAAGGCCGCGACGACGTCCAGCGCCTTTGGTAAGGACTACGAGGTCCTCTACGCCAGTCAAAAAGACATCGGCAAGATCGACCAGAAGGTCACCACCATCCAGAACCTGGTCAACTCGACGTCGTTCGCAGGAAAGCTGCTGGCGCTGAAGAAGAAGTACACCACCAATAGGACCGCGGAGTCACTCGACTTCGTAGTGACCGCCGACGGGATAGCCGGTGAGTCGTCGGGTGGAGAGATCAAGGGGGACGTTGCAGTTAAGTTCGACGTCAAGGACTTCAGAGGAAAGGTGATCGGCTCTGAGACCCTCAACTACTCCATCAAGTCCAAGTCTGTCACCGTGTCGAACCTCAGCCCCTACAAGGGAATGATCAAGATGGCCGAGGCGTTCGGAGTCACTTCGACGCGACTCATCGAGAAGTACAAGCCTATCTTCGAGAAGCCGGCTAGGGACGACGCTACCAAGGCGGCGGTTAACCAGGCCATGAACGAGATGTACGGCATCATTCAGGACGAGGTGATCAAGAAGAACAACGACCCCAACTTCACGACCAAGGCGTTCAACTTCATCAAGAAAGAGATCTTCGGGTCGGACCTCGCGGACCTGGTCGACATCCAGGACAAGAAGATTAAGGAGATCACTAAGGACTACGTCGATCACATATCTAAGAACGTCAAGGTGAAGGCGGTGAAGGCCGGTCAGTACCTCAGGATCGTGGCGGTCACCGACCCGAAGAGCGTCCTGTTCTCGATACGTCTCAAGGTGAGGACGGGATCGTCGGGATCCGTCGAGAGAAAGTTCTACATAGAGTCGGGTAACATGCTATACGGCGGAAAGAAATGAGAAGCCTCAGGGGATTCATAACCGAGTCCAAGAACACACACATGGAGCACCTAGAGGACAACGTCCTCAACGCCGGCTACGACGGAGCGCGAGAGGCTGTCGACTTCTTGAAGAACCTCAAGGACACCCTCGACGGAAGGACCAAGAACAAGGTTAACCTCTCAGTCAAGTGGGACGGGGCTCCGGCGGTGTTCGCTGGAATAGATCCTACTGACGGAAAGTTCTTCGTGGCCAAGAAGGGTATCTTTAACAAGAACCCGAAGGTGTACAAGACAGCCGCCGAGATCGACGCGGACACCGAGGGTGACCTGGCGTCTAAGCTCAAGGACGCACTCAGGTACCTTCCTAAGATCGGAATCAAGGGTGTGATTCAGGGCGACTTCCTCTTCTCGAAGAAGGACCTCAAGGTCCAGACAATCAACGGCGAGAAGTACCTGACGTTTCACCCGAACACCATCATATACGCGGTGCCGGTCGACTCAGTCATGGCGAAGCAGCTCAAGTCCGCCAAGATTGGAATAGTCTGGCACACGTCCTACAGCGGGAAAGACTTCTCGTCGATGAAGGCTACCTACAACAAGGCCCTGTCTCTCCAGCTCAGGCCGTCGAAGGACGTGTGGTTCACCGACGCCATCTATCGAGACGTCTCTGGAACTACTACCATGACGGCGTCTGAGACCGAGGCCGTCGACTCCATAGTAGGAAAGGCCGAGTCCCTTCTGGCCTCCATAGAGCCTAAGACCCTCAACTCTATATCTGACAACGAGGAGCTCCTGATCCTCGTCAAGACCTACAACAACTCGAAGGTCAGGGCAGGTGAGAAAGTGACCGACCTGTCGGCCCACGTAGACGGCCTGGTAGACTTCATATCGTCGAAGTTCGCCAAGGAGGCCGAGAAGAGAAAGTCTGACACGGGTAAGGCCAGCATAGAGACCAAGAAGAACGCCATCCTAGGCTACCTGTCTAACACACCGAAGGCTGAGCTGATCAAGATCTTCGAGCTCATGAACGTCATAGTCGACGCGAAGCACGCCTTCGTCAAGAAGCTCAATGCCGTTAAGAGCATAAATACCTACTTAAGTACCAACGCCGGATTCAAGAAGACCGGGCACGAGGGCTTCGTGGTGTCTGACCACCTGAACAAGAGCGCAGTCAAGCTCGTCGACAGGTACGAGTTCAGCTACGCCAACTTCAGCCCGGACGTCCTAAAGGGATGGCAGAGATAGAATGGCACAGTTTAGAAAAGACACGCATCAATACCTAGCTGATGGAAAGACCATCTTCGAGGTGATGATGCTCGCTGACCAATATGGAAGTCTAGTAGGACCAGCCAACCCATCCGGCATGGCAGTCGACGCCTTCGGCAGGGCCAGGATGTCGACCCCACTCACTCTCTTTGACTCCTCTCACAGGTACAAAGACAACGGTCTGTGGGCTACCTCGAACACCGCGACAGCCACGTACAGCCACAGCGCTAACTCTGGAATGATCTCTCTTACAGTCGACACCACGGCGAACGCCGAAGTCGTTAGAGAGACTACAAAGGTCTTCTCGTATCAACCTGGTAAGTCTCTGCAGGTACTAAGCACCTTCGTGTTTAACCCTGCGAAGACTAATCTCAGGCAGAGAGTCGGCTACTTCGGCGCTCAGAACGGCATTTACTTAGAACAGGACGGAACTAACATCTACTTTGTAGAAAGGTCTTACTCTGGAAACTCGCTGTCGGAGACTCGAGTCTCTCAGGCAAACTGGAACGTAGACACCCTGCTCGGTGCAGTTCCTTCGAGCCCGTCGCAGAAGACTCTAGACCTGAGTAAGGCTCAGATCCTTTTCACCGACGTCGAGTGGCTCGGACTCGGCACGGTGAGGTGCGGATTCGTCATCGACGGAAAGCTGATTCACTGTCACTCGTTTCATCACGCAAACTTGATTGATTCTACATACATGACGACTGCTTCTCTACCAGTTCGCTACGAGATTAAGAACACTGGAACAACCTCGAGCAGTTCAACGATGAAGCAAGTCTGCTCTTCCGTCATCAGTGAGGGAGGATACGAGCTTAGAGGAGACCAGAGATCCGTCGGCACACCCGTTCAAACACCTAAAACGCTGACGACGGCTGGAACTTACTATCCTATCGTTTCTATTCAACTAAGATCAACGACCCTCGACGCGATTGTCATCTTAACAGCACTATCTATTTTAGGCATCAACAGCAATCCCTGCAGCGTTGCTTGGAGACTGTACAGAGGTGCTACCCTTACTTCACCCTCTTGGACTCCGAGCGACTCTGACAGCGCCGTCGAATACGACACGGCTGCTACAGGTCTAAGTGGCGGGAAGGTGCTAGCACAGGGATTTGTCGGAATTAACAACCAATCGTCACAGACGATCGACGTGCTAAAAGAGGCTCTATTTAAGTTTCAGTTACAAAGAAACGGTCTAACGAGCACGGCAGAGCCACTGACGATTGCATTGGCCGCTTCGGTCAACTCCGTCAGCGCGCTCGCTTCAATGGACTGGGAAGAAGTCACGAGATGAAGAAGATAGTCGTCGGCTGGGGAAGAATGAACCCCATAACTATTGGGCACGAGCTGCTGGTCAACAAGATCAAGTCAGTCGCTAGGTCCATGGGCGCCGAGGCTGCTGTCTACCTGACTCACTCTCACGACTCTAAGAAGAACCCCTTGGACTATGGCTCAAAGGTTAGCTACGCCAGAAAGGCATTTGGCTCGGTGGTGAGGGTGTCCCCTCACAAGAACATCATCGACGTCATGAAGAGCCTCAAGGGCTACGACGAGGTGACTATTATAGTGGGGTCCGACAGGGTCCTAGAGTTCAAGACGTTCTTAAATAAATACAACGGTAAAGAGTTCAACATAAAGAAGCTAGAGGTCGTTTCCGCCGGCGAGAGAGATCCGGACGCGGACGACGTCTCTGGCATGTCGGCATCAAAGATGAGGGCCCTAGCCGCGGCACAGGACCTCAATGGGTTCAAGTCAGGACTGCCAGAGAGACTCAGGACGAGCGCCTCGGCTATCATGAAGAAAGTAAGAAAAGGACTGATGATGGAAGACGTCAGCGATCACATCGAGGAAGAAGTCTCTGAGGGTCTAGACTACGCTCAGAGGAGAAAGCGCGCCCAAGTTTTCAAGAAGTACTCGGCCAAGATCACAGCGGCTCGTCGTCGAGCCATGTCAAGGTCGTCTACCTCTAAGGGAATCATGAAGAGGGCGCGCCGCGAGGCCATCGGTCGAATGAAGGCGCGCATGTCTAGAGGCAGGGACGTCGCCACTCTCTCCTCGCCTGAGAAGGCTAGGATCGAGGACATCATCGCCAAGAGAAAGAACGCCATCGTCAGGATGGCCACCAGGCTTCAGCCGATAGTCAGGAAGCGCGAGAAGATGAGGCTGTCCGGTGGAAGACACGCCGGGACGATCAACCCGTTCGCTGAGGAGGTCTCAAAGAAAGACGCCGAGGTGAACGTGAAGACCAAGAAGACGGTGGTCAAAGACATTAACAACAAGAAGTATCTAGAGTTCTTCAGCGCCGACTCGATGAAGGAAGAGTTTAACGAGTTCCTAGTCAAGGGTGGGTTCTTCTCAGCAGACGAGCTAGTCGAGATGAACGTGACCGAGCTAGTGGACGAAGTAATGAGCGAGGGCTCTGAGGGTCTCTGGGCCAACATACACGCAAAGCGTGAGAGAATCAAGAGAGGTTCCGGCGAGCGCATGCGCAAGCCAGGAGAGAAGGGTCGCCCGACTGAGGCTGACTTCAAAGCGTCTAAGTGACACAGGAGAAATGAACATGGAAATTATAATTGCAGTAGTACTCATCGGGATCGCTGGTTACTTTGCGTACAAGGTGGCAGTAGGAACTGACCCGATCGACGACGCCAAGAAAGCGGCAGACGTCAACGGTGACGGAAAGCTCGACGTAAAAGACGTCAAGGCGGCCGCGAAGAAAGTTCGCACACGCGCCAAGAGAGTCGTCGAGAAAGAAGTTGAGAAAGCTAAGACCACGAGGTCAAAGAAGAAATGAAGTCCTTCAAGGAACTCATCAGAGAGGACGTGCCTAGACACCCTCTCAGCACAATGATAAAGAACCACCCAGGGGTGCACCCCCTGCAGGTGGATCCGGCTGTTAAGCACGCTCTGACGAACAAAGACAGGGACGTCGACGGCGACGTCGACAAGTACGACAGACCAAAGTCAAAAGTGCCCGATGAGATTCCTGTAGGAAGTCAGAAGCTCAACCGGGTCATGACTAATAAGTACGCCGGTGAGCTCAAGCACATTCACAAAGGTATAGCTTATGAGCACGTCATTCCATTCGGGGAGTTCATTGACGAGGGTGTGATCGAGGAGGATTTCGTCGTCACCGGTGAGGAGCTATACGAGGACTGGGGCGAGCCTCTCGAGGAAGCTGAGTACCAAGGTCGAAAGGTAAAGCTTGGGAAGCCGTTCCTCACCCCAGACGGACCAAAGAAGAGAGCAGTGTACGTTCAGAACGACAAGGGAAACGTCGTGAAGGTAAACTTCGGCGACCCTAACATGAAGATCAAGAAGAACATTCCGGCCAGAAGGAAGAGCTTCAGGGCCAGACATCACTGCGACACGAATCCCGGACCTAGGCATAAGGCGCGCTACTGGTCCTGCAAAGCCTGGTAACGGAGAAGAAGAATGATAAACGACCTACCAAAGTCACTCATAGAAGCAGCTAAGGCCATCAAGGTCGACGTCAAGAAGAACACTCACGACGTCAACCTTCGGAAGAGAGAGAAAGAGATAGCGGCTTCTCACAAGGCCAACGTCAAGGAAGAGGTCAAGCAGGTTGACGAGGCCCTCAAGGGAGGTCAACACAAGCTAGACGTCGACAAGGACGGAAAGCTCGAGAAGTCAGACTTTAAGAAGCTCAGGTCTAAGAAGACCAATGAGGAAGTACAGTTCTCAGACAAAGAGCTGGCTCGAATCCAAGAGATAATTGGTACCGATAAATAACAATAAGAAGAAGCAAGGAGCACAATAATGTCTCAATGGAAGAAAGACGACAGCGCAGCCAACTCAGTGCTGTGGGCAGTCGCAGGATACAACAAGCCGGCTAACAGCACCACACAGGCTGCTTTCTACGGCAACACCACCGCCAGCGCCTTCATCAGCGGCATGGCCGTCGGCCAGTTCGGCGTCGACGCGGCTGAGGCCGGTGTCGGTGGCAAGGTGGCTGCCGGCGTCATAACCTACGCCGGTTCTGGCTACACAGCTAACGCCACCGTGACCCTCACGGCCACCAACGGCGGAACGAGCGCGACTGCTAACGCGACAGCAACGTCCGGCAAGATCACCGCGATCAACATCTCGGCAGTCGGTTCTGGCTACACCACCGCTCCGACAGCGGCCATCGCGGCTCCGGCCAACACCACCTTCAACGCTTCTTCTGCGGTGACAGGTGGAACCGGCAACGGCGCTAACAACGTCATAGCGATCAGCTCGGCTGGATCGTTCGCTGCCGGTGACAAGATCATCTATCGCGTGGCTGCAGGCAACACTGCCATCAGCCCTCTGACCTCTGGAACAACCTACTACGTCCAGCACGCTAACTCGACTGTAGTCGCTCTTGCCACTACCTCAGGCGGAGCGAGAATCGCTCTTACTCCTGGATCTTCTGAGACCGGTCACGCCCTTCAGGGTGACACCGCTACTGGCTACACCACGGTATCCGGCGGTAAGGCAGTAGCTCACGCCGGCTGGGTAGTCCGCAAGGAAGGCACCGGCGGCCGCGCAGGTCGCGTCCAGTACGAGACCCTGGTGGCTATGGGATCGATGACCGGCGACGGTTCAGACGACACCATCCTTCCAGACAGCTGATAGCATAGGGGTGCCTCATGGCTAACAAGAAAGTAACTGAGCTTGCCGCCGCGACGGCACCCGTAGCTAACGACGTCCTCCTCATAGTGACAGACGTAGCTAACACGGCGGTGACTAAGAAGGTCACCGCCAACACTCTCTTCAACGCCATCCCGGCAGGTAAGATTCAGCTGGCCAACACTACCAACGCTCCGGCCAGCAGCTCGGCTACTGGGACCGTGGGTGAGGTGAGGGCGACCAGCACGTACTTATACGTCTGCACAGCGACAAACACCTGGAAGAGGGTGGCACTAGAAACATTTTGATAATGAAGCTTGATGAGACTAACTTCTTGCTGTACGCGGCCAAGAACTACGAGAACCCGCAGTGCTTCGACACCCTAGAGTTCTACGAGGACCTGAAGCACTTTAAGTACATCAAGCGTCTCTTCAACAAGTACGTCGAGACCGGTGACCTGAAAGAGAGACTGATCATCAATCACCTGGTGATCATATATAATATGTTCGGCGTCGAGGCTGCTACAAGGATGCTGTTCTTCAAGCTCAGAGGCTACGAGAAGCTCCTAAAGCCATTCTTAGTCTACATGAACTACATGCCGGAAGTCGTGAGAGAGATCGGTATAACTGCCGAGAACATCAAGAGCTCAGACATTCCGATGGACCATAACATAATAACGACTCTCAGGAAGATCTAATGCCAGAGACAACCCCGCAGAACGTGAAGAACATACCAGGCAAGGCCTCGGTCTTCGGACAGGGCTCGGGTGTCATGCGCGCGCTGGACCTCTTCCTAGTCTACCAGTTCTTAAAGAGACTTCTCCTTCCGTTCGACAAGTGGCCGGCGTACCAGGCTGGAATCATCGACGCCGACGGCAAGGTCCTCAGGAAGAGGAACACTCTCTCCGGGCCAGAGAGAGGCGTCTGGGGTCTCTTCGACGTCATGACCGCTAACATCAAGAAGCTGATCATGAAGGCGCCCGGCGGAAAGACAAAGCTCGCGTCCGCACTAGCGGCAGCCTACCTTCTCAAGGAGATGAACAACGTCACCGAAGAGAATGTGGACCAGCTTACAGAGAACTTCAGCGTCATGCTGAACGAGGAGATAGCCAACAACGCCGGTGACGGAAAAGTGGCCGGCCTCGGGGTCGGTCCGCAGGGAGAGCCAGGTCGGTCCAAGAAGTCAGTCAAGATAATAAGAAGAACGATGAGGGCTAAATAATGTTACTAACACTCCTCTCTACCGTGGTTGGAGCCGCTACCAACCTCCTACCTTCGATCATGAACTACTTTGAGACAAAGCAGAAGCAGCAGCACGAGAAGGACCTGCTGGCCCTGCAGATGGAGGCAGCGAAGCAAAATGTACAGCTCAACATTCAGTTGGAGAACGTTAAGGCTGATAACGCAGAGGGACAATCTGTTCGCGATCATGATGCTCGTCTTGATGGTGGAAGCTTTATTAACGCACTCAGAGCTTCTGTTCGACCAGTCGTCACTTACCTATTTTTCATCCTATTTTGCGCCATTAAAGCCTGCGCTGTCGTCATTATGATGCAGAAGGGGATCACCGTGGAGCAGGCCCTTCCGGTCATCTGGGACAGCGAGACCATGGCCCTGTTCGGCGCCATAATCGGTTTCTGGTTCGGTTCAAGAACGATACAGAACTTCAGGGCCCCTCAGGCTGGTCCAGAGGTCATAGCTGATACGGTAAAGAAGCGCAAATAACAGTTTACATTTTAGTAAAAGCTTAGTATAATGACTCTATAGGGTAAAAGCTATGGAGTCATTTTTTTGTCACTCTGGTTAGAGATCAAGTACGCCAACCTCATGAGCTTCTCGCTAGAGAGGTACAAGGTCAAGAAGCAGAAGCCGTTCAACGCTTCGTTTCGCTGTCCTATCTGTGGGGACAGTAAGACCAACAAGCTAAAGACCAGGGGTCACTTCCTTGAGCACAAGGGGATGCTGTTCTTTAAGTGTCACAACTGCTCGGCCTCTAGTAAGTTCGAGCGGTTCCTCAAGACTCAGAACTTCACTCTCTTCAACGAGTACAAGCTCGAGTACCTCAAGGAGATGGGGGAGGGACAGCCGGCCCCTCGGTACGTCCCAGAGATCGACAAGTTCAGCAAGGCTAGGGTCGACAAGTTTGACCCGCTCAAGACCCTCAAGAAGGTGTCACAGCTCCGTCACGACCATCCCGTTAAAAAATATGTTGAGAACCGCGGGATCCCGTCGACTGTCCACTATAAATTGTACTATGCTCCGAGGTTCTTCGCGTGGGTCAACGAGCACATTCCAGGAAAGTTCTCACCGGGTGTCAAGGAGGAGCCCAGACTCATCCTTCCCCTGATCGACGAGAACGGATACGTCTTCGCCGCTACAGCCAGGAGCTTCGACAAGAACTCCAAGAGTAAATACATCACCGTCAAGTTTAAGGAAGATGCTCAGAAGTTCTATGGTCTCAACGAGTTCAGAAAGGACGTCAAGGGCTACGTGGTGGAGGGACCGATCGACTCGCTGTTCCTCACCAACTGCCTCGCCATGTGCGGGTCTGACGCCGACATAGACTCCCTAGAGCTGACTGACAAGACGACGGTAGTGTACGACAACGAGCCCAGGAACAAGGAGATCGTCAAGAAGATCGAGACGGCCATAATGAAGGGCTACCGAGTCTGCCTGTGGCCAGAGACGCCGGGCAAGGACATAAATGAGATGGTGCAGAACGGGTGGCTTCCTAAGAACATCGAGAAGGTGATAGACGAGCACTCCTTCTCCGGACTTCAGGCCAAGTTACACTTTATGAAGTGGAGAAAGATATGAGTGACGTGTATGTCTTAGACATAAAGGAAGACGAGAACGGTGAGCAGTACATCGAGCTAACTGAGGAGATCCTGGAGCAGATAGGATGGAAGGTGGGCGACGAGCTCGTCTACGTCGAGACTGAAGACGGAAAGATAATGCTGACTAAGGCAGACAAAACAGAGGACGAAGATGATAGCGACGATTCAAGTAACTAAGCGAGACGGCTCTAAGGAGAACCTAGACCTCAACAAGTTCCACCGAGTGGTGGCGTGGGCGTGCGAGGGCCTGAGCGGCGTCAGCGAGTCTGAGATCGAGCTAAAGTCACACATCCAGTTCTACAACGGGATCAAGACCTCAGAGATCCAAGAGACCCTCATCAAGGCCGCGGCCGACCTCATCAGCGACGACGCTCCAGCTTACCAGTACGTCGCGGGTCGACTCATCAACTATCACCTCAGGAAAGAAGTCTATGGTAGCTACGTTGTTCCTCATCTTCGCGATCATATTCGTCTGGTTACTAGCGCTGGATACTACGACCCGGATATTGAAAAATGGTATTCTTCTGACGATCTTGATACTCTTGATAAGTTTCTTGACCACGAGCGGGACTTCACGATCGCCTACGTTGGCATGGAACAGTTTCGTGGAAAGTATCTTATAAAGAACCGAGCCTCTGGAAAGATCTTCGAGACGCCTCAGATGGCCTACATGCTCATCGCGATGGTTCTCTTTAGAAACTATCCTAAGGAGACGCGTCTTAAGTGGGTGAAGGACCTGTACGATGCGACAAGCAACTTTGAGATTTCGCTGCCGACTCCTATTATGGCAGGTCTCCGTTCGCCTCAGAAGCAGTTCAGCTCGTGCGTACTTATCGAGACGGACGACAGCCTTGACTCAATTAACGCTACGGCTTCTTCAATCGTTAAGTACGTCTCTCAGAAGGCGGGTATTGGGATTGGTGCTGGCCGCATTCGCGCTCTTGGCTCTCCTATTCGTACGGGAGATGCTACGCACACTGGAGTGGTGCCTTTCTACAAGCTATTCCAAGCTGCAGTTAAGTCTTGCTCGCAGGGCGGTGTCCGAGGCGGCGCAGCGACTCTCTACTATCCTGTCTGGCACCTGGAGGTAGAGGACCTGCTAGTACTTAAGAACAACAAGGGCACCGAGGACAACCGTATCAGAGGACTCGACTATGGCGTACAGTTCAATAAGACGATGTATGAGCGCCTACTATCTGGTGGCAACATCACACTATTCTCGCCTAACGATGTTCCTGATCTGTATGACGCTTTCTTTGTCGACAGTGATCGCTTTAGGGAGCTATATGAGAAGTACGAGCGATCAACAAAGATCAGAAAGAAGTCAATCCCTGCAATCGACCTCTTCTCAGCATTCATGCAAGAGAGGAAGGATACCGGACGCATTTATCTGCAAAATGTAGACCACGCGAACGACCACGGCTCATTCATCAAGGAGCTGGCACCTATCAAGCAGTCGAACCTCTGCGCCGAGATCGACCTGCCAACTAAGCCTCTTACCGACATTCATGATGAGAACGGAGAGATCTCTCTCTGTACCCTCGCAGCAATCAACTGGGGAAAGATACGTGACACTTCAGACTTTGAACGCCCTTGTACTCTCGCTGTTCGCGCTCTCGACGAGCTACTCGACTATCAGGACTACCCAATTGCAGCGGCAAGAAGCTCCACAATGGCACGTCGCCCTCTGGGCGTTGGCATCATTAATCTCGCTTACTGGCTCGCTCGCAATGATCTTACTTATCAGCATATTGACTCTGCGGGTCTGAGCAAGCTTCATGAGTATGCCGAGGCCTGGTCATACTACCTCATCAAGGCGTCGATCGACCTGGCCAAAGAGAAGGGGGCACCGAGTAAGAGCAATGAGACAAAGTACTCACAGGGACTGTTCCCGATCGATACGTACAAGCGCGATGTGGATGAGCTTGCCGCCCCGGTTTATGCTAAAGACTGGAAAGCACTCCGCGATAGTGCTACAGCCCACGGGATTAGAAACTCGACGCTCATGGCCCTCATGCCGTCAGAGACCTCTGCCCAAATATCCAATGCGACTAATGGTATTGAGCCTCCCCGCAGTCTTGTCTCGGTTAAGCAAAGCAAGGACGGCGTGCTCAAGCAGGTCGTGCCAGAAGTCAGGAAGCTCAAGAACAAGTACGACCTGCTCTGGGACCAAGAGAGTCCGGAAGGATACCTCAAGATCGTCGCTGTCCTCCAAAAGTTCATCGACCAAGGTATATCGGTTAACACCTCGTACAACCCTCGCTTCTACGAGGACGAAAAGATACCGATGAGCGAGATGATCAAGCACCTGCTGATGTTCTACAAGTACGGTGGAAAGCAGCTGTACTACTTCAACACGTTCGACGGCGCCGGCGAGCTCGAGGAGCAGAAGCCAGTGGCTCTTGAAGCATCAAGCGCGAGTGACACGGACTGCGAGGCATGCAAGATCTGAAGGTAGTATGTCAGGAGTGTGGTGGGGATGCTGTCCCCACCCAGACTCGCTTCGGGGTCCGACACGACTGTTGCGGCCTATGGAGCTGGGGCGGGAAGCCCCTGACGGACCGGGCCACCCACGAGGCCCGCAGAAGGGCGCACGAGTCCTTCGACAGGATCTGGGTAGGATCCCACCTCTCCAGGACCAAGGCCTACAGAGGCCTCTCTGAGCATCTGGGGATGGCCCCTAGGGATTGCCACATCTCTCTATTCGATGTGGATACCTGCCAGAGGGTCATATCTTACTCGGACAGTCTGTTACAAAAGACAAGTTGACAGTATTTCACTTCAGTGTTAGTATGTAATATAGTGAAAAGAGGAAAGCTATGAGCTTCATTAACGCGAACGTGCCGGCGATCGAGTGTTTCGTCAGGTCTAACTTCTTGCAGAACCGGCCTGAGAAGTTTGAGGCTACCGACACCTACCTGCCGTGCGTCATCATCGGCGTGGCGTCGGTGCCTCATCGGGCCCCACTGTTCCACTTCATCATGGAGGACGGTGGACTGTGGTGGAGGATGCCGATCCACGCCTTCTGCTCTCGAGAGGGTGTTGAGCAGGAGAGTCTGCATCAGCTAGTCCTGTGGGACAGCTTCTCTCCGTACGTCTCGGTGGATAAATACGACTTCCTGTCGGAGAAGAAGATGGTGTACTACGACCGGTCTCGCAGGGAGAAGCAGGGCAAGTACCTGTTCACGCTTGACTGGCTTCAGGCGGACGCTAACGTTCTCGACGTTGGCTTCTCGCAGATACCAGGCCAGCACAAGTGCGGTCACGTGATCGAGCTTGACGACGGTAACTACGCCATTCAGCCTAACAACCGCGTCAAGGTGTTCGAGCCATCGTTCGTCACCAAGTGGGGTCAGACGGTCATCGATCGAAAGCTCGGCACGTCTTACTGGTCAGTAGAAAACCAGCCGAGGTGGATCCTGTCTGACGACGATCGCTACGAGTACGAGATCAAGGAGACGCAGACGTGAGTAAGTATGATGACTATGAAGAAGAGCTAGACAAGTACTACGACAAGTGGCTGTCAGAGAAGAGTCGCTCCAAGCGCCTAGAAGAGGGCGTCATGGACATGAAGCAGACGATCGCCAACCTCGAGTCGGACGTCTCTCTCTTGAAGTCTAGCAACGAGAGTCTTCGCGACAAGTGCGACCGCCAGGCCATGATCCTTCGTTGTCTGACTCCGGAGCACTTTCCAGACACGTTCTTTATTACTTCTATTGGTGGTGAGAAAGATCAGAACGGAATGCCTGAGAGACTTTACGTCGTGCCGGCATACGGAGTTGACTTTAGCTACGTGTACGAGCGCACCGAGAGAACGACTGGACCGGAGTGGTAGTCATGGAACTCTACATGCAGATGGTCAAGGCCTTGCGCGAAGAGCACGGTATATATGAGGCAAAGAGGATCGCTAAGGAGCGCGCTATTACAGCTCTGATAGAAGACCTCGAGGGTAAGCTTCTGTCTGTAGAGCAGAAGCAGGACGCTATCGTGTCAGTACTGAAGTTGATGAGGTTGTGATGTCTGATATAAGTGCATTCCCTATTAATACAAATGGTATATGTGAACCTGAATGTGGCATGACCTTGCGAGATTACTTTGCAGCACAGGTCGCCGCTGGATTAGCCGCATATAGCGGAACAGAAGGCATAAGTTTTGGTCCGTATAATATTGCGGGTCGTTCATATGAAGTTGCTGATGCAATGATGAGAGCCCGCAAAGAACTTGAGGATAAAAATAATGCAGATGATGACTGAAGATCAGAAGAAGATGATGTTTGCCATTGAAGTGCTTCGCAATCGCGACAAGGCTTTCTGTGAAGCTAATCCTGGAGTAACTCCAGTTGCTGAGCATCTCTTTGAGTTGTCTATGAAAGAGATTGGTCAAGAAGAGTTGTGGGAAAAATTGAAAGATAGGGTTAAGTGATGACATATGAAGATGTAGTTATGAAGAGACTAGAACAGGATGGTATCTACGAGTGTGTCGTAGATATGTTTAAAGCGAAGCAGGCAGAAATAGCGCGACTGAATAAAGTTATCTACATAGCAGCCGGTATGATTAGTACTACTGAGAAATGGGCAGACAAACACCCTATGGAAGTCGTAGACATGCTTAATCGAGAGGTTGGTAGTGATGGATGACAGAAAAAAACTCCCTGATTATGATTTTAGAATTAGCGTGGTAGTCACTCCATTAAAAGAAGATGGAACATATACAGTTCAGGTGTCTAACAATCTTCCTGTTATATTTAAAGAAGCTGAACACCCACGAGAGAAGATGATAGATAGTTTTGAACGTCATCGTACGAGATGATAAAGAGATATGAAAAAATGATTCTCTGGGTAGGATGGAACGGAATGCTATTTGATAAAGGAGTCCGCTTTAACAGCGGATCTCCTTATGGTTACCTGCAGATCGGTCCTATCATGTTTAAGAGGTATTGGAAGCGCTTTAGAATTAGCGTAGTGGTCACTCCATTAAAAGAAGATGGAACATATACGCTTCAGGTGTCTAACAATCCTCCTGTTACGTTTAAAGAAGTCGACCACCCACGAGAGAAGATGATAGATAGTTTTGATCGTCATCGTACGAGATAATAAAGAGATATGAAAAAATGATTCTCTGGGTGGGATGGAACGGAATCTTGTTCGACAAAGGAGTCCGCTTTAACAGCGGATCTCCTTATGGTTACCTGCAGATCGGTCCTATCATGTTTAAGAGGTATTGGAAGCGCTAATGTCGTACTCAGTGTTTGATTCTAACAACAAAAAAGACCACATGTCAGTCAAAGCATTCTTTGACGACGCGCCGACGATCGCCCGCTACGACAAGCAGAAGTACCCGTGGATCGAGAAGCTTACTGACAAGCAGCTCGGCTTCTTCTGGCGCCCGGAGGAGGTCGACGTGTATCGCGACGCTAAAGACTTTAAGGACCTGACACCACATGAGCAACACATTTTTACGTCGAATCTTAAGCGTCAAATACTGCTTGACTCTGTACAGGGGAGGGCGCCGACGATTGCGTTTGCCCCTATATGTTCCCTTCCTGAGTTGGAGACCTGGATCCAGACTTGGACCTTTTCCGAGACAATACATTCGCGAAGCTATACTCATATCATCAGGAACATCTACCCTAACCCTTCAAAGGTATTTGATGAAATAACCGACATCGCCGAGATCATTGACTGCGCTAAAGATATTAGCAAGTACTACGATGAATTGATTGATATGAATAATAGATTGGCATCATCGAGTCATGAACATCTAATACCTAATTCATATCACCATAAAAAGATGCTTTGGTTGGCTCTCATGTCAGTCAACATTCTAGAGGGAGTAAGATTCTATGTCTCGTTTGCTTGCTCTTGGGCCTTTGCAGAAGTCAAGAAGATGGAAGGTAATGCTAAGATCATCAAGTTCATCGCGCGGGATGAGAACCTACATCTCGCTGGGACGCAACAGCTCCTCAAAGCACTTACGAAGGAAGATGAAGACTTCGCTAAGATCGCCGAGGAAACTAGAGACGTGTGCATCAAGCTTTTTGTCGACGCCGTCAACCAAGAGAAAGAGTGGGCAAAGTACCTCTTTAAAGACGGGTCCATGCTAGGTCTCAACGAGGCCCTTCTCTCCGAATATATAGAATGGATAGCCAACAAGCGAATGACGGCTGTCGGTCTTCCTTCCCCTTACAAGGGTGGGTCGAACCCTCTACCATGGACTCAGAAATGGATCAGCGGCGCCGAGGTACAGGTAGCCCCTCAGGAGACTGAGATCACGAGCTACGTGGTAGGCGGCGTCAAGAAAGACCTAACCAACGACACATTCAAGGGGTTTAGCCTATAATGGAAAGATCGCACAGAATCACATGTGATAACTGTGAGGAAGAGTTCGAGATCTATTCATCATCAGAGAATAACCCACAGTTCTGTCCTTTTTGTGGCGAGTACATAGACGAAGTTGAGGATGACGAGGACGACCTTTATGAAGAGGACTAATGTCAGACTCAACCACTACGGAGACTCTGTCTCCTGCTGAGAAGAAGAGCGAGAGCATAATGTCATCGATATGGCGTCCGTGCATGGGTTTTACTTACATGTTCATCTGTCTGTTTGACTTCGTTCTCGCTCCTATGATGCACACCGCGGTGTCAGTCCTCACTAAGACTGAGATGGTGGTGTGGAAGTCACTGACTATGTCAGAGGGTGGACTATTTCATATAAGCATGGGAGCTATTCTAGGTGTCTCGGCTTGGATCAGAGGCATCGAGAAGAGCGTGAACAAGTAACGAATGGCGAAGCCATGGCTGCACGATGGAACAGAGTTTACCTCTGAGATGATAGGTGACAGCTACGGCTTCGTCTACTTGATCACCAATGAGATCGACCAGAAGAAGTACGTGGGTAAGAAGCTGTTCTGGTCTTCCAAGACAAAGACCGTCAAGAAAAAGAAGAAGAGATTCAAGGTCGAGTCTGACTGGGCAGACTACTACGGCTCTAACAAGGAGCTGCAGGAGGACGTCGAGAGACTCGGCGCAGACAACTTTAAGAGAGAGATCCTGAGACTATGCAGGTCTAAAGGTGAGTGCTCGTACTACGAGGCTAAGCTTCAGTTCGAGAAAGATGTTCTAACTAGTGACGAGTACTACAACTCGTGGATAATGGTAAAGGTGCACAAGAATCATCTGTTGACAAAGAAGTGAACTTATGGTAGACTTAAATAGTCGCAACAAAGGAAACTCTATGACGTCGTTCTCTTCTCTGGCTCGAGCCCTCGAGCTTAAGACTGCTTTCTTAGAAATTGTTAAAAAAGATAAATCGAGCGGGTTCAAGGACCTCACTCCGTATGTCGCGAGTGCTATCATCTCGTCAAAGACCAAGAACGAGAAGATCTTAGACATTTGCAAGGACTACCTAGAGTGCCGGGCCTTTCATGTCATTCAGGAGAAACAACAATGAACATCACGATCTATACCAAGCCAGGATGCCCGAGCTGCGACAGTCTCAAGACCTACCTAAAGGCTCACAACTATCAGTACGCCGAGAAGGTCTTGAACGTCGACCTTACTAAGGAAGAGCTCGTCGAGTTGTTTCCAGGTGCTATGACGGTACCGCAGGTGATGATCAACGAGGTGCCCACAGGCGGGTACAGCAGCACAGTACAGTTTCTAACGGAGAGCAAGGTAGCTTAAACTATGGCGATTGAAGAGAATGAAATCTCGGTAAACTCTAACGGAGGAACCGAGCTAGTGAAGCGCGGTCTCGGTGAGAGACTTGAGAAAGCCTCACCGGGAATCTTAGACGACTTTCAAATCATATGCTCTCGCGTAAGAGAGCTGAAAGATGATAAGATCCGCGTCTACTGGCTGCACGACCTGCCGGAAGATCCGGAGACGAACCATCTCTCAAAAAAGGATAGTCGCGACCGGTTCCACCACCTCACTTTCTGCGGAGAGTGGCAATATAACCGGTACCGAGACTACCTAGGGATTGGCTACAGCGAGAAGCATAGCGTCATCGACAACGGTATTGAGCCTATCGAGCTGCTTCCTAAGCCTAAGGACGAGATTCGTCTCATCTACACGTCGACACCTCAGCGCGGACTCGCGATTCTAGTCCCGGTGTTCGAGGCTCTCTGTGAGAAGTACGACAACATCACACTCGACGTGTTCTCGAGCTTCGGCATCTACGGGTGGAAGGAGTCGGACAAGCCGTTCGAGGACCTGTTCGAGAAGTGTCGTCAGCACCCGAAGATCAACTATCACGGGTTCCAGCCGAACGCGGTCGTGCGAGAGCACCTGCAGAAGGCTCACATCTTCGCCTACCCGTCGATCTGGATGGAGTGTAACTCAGTGGCCACGATGGAGGCCATGTCGGCCGGCTGTCTGGTCGTGACTCCTAACTACGGCGGTCTAGTCGACACTACCGGTAAGATCACGATGATGTACCAAGGTGACTCAGACCCGCAGGTGCACGCCCAGAAGTTCTACAACTCTCTGGATCACGCGATTGGCATCGCCCAGAACGAGCAGACGGTGAGCTACACGAAGTTCGTCAAGGCCTACGCAGACTCTCGCTACAACTGGAACAACGTCACGTTCCAGTGGATGACTCTACTGACTGACCTCAAGCACAGGTACGCAGACGTCGAGTCACGACGCCTGCCGGTAGTCTCAGAGAATGTGATCAGCTACAAGACTGACTAGTCGCAGGAGTCTGCGACTCGCATGGTCAGGAACCACTGGTCGTCTTCTTTCCAGATCCGAAGGACCTTAGGAAAGTAGACGTACCAGCTCTCCTCGTAGTGGCGACCATAATCCTTGGCCTCCTCCTCAGAAGAGAACCCCTTGTAGGTGTTATGCCAGTCACGGCCGACCTTCTGGCGGGTGACGTAGGTTAGGTGACTCCAGTCTGTTCTCATTTTGTACTCCTTATGGTATTATAGTAGTCCATTTGAGAAATAATGTCAACCAAAAA